GACTGCTTCGCTCCCGCCTGCGGATCCATTGCGAGAAGCTCTGCCATGCGAGGCTCCTGCATGGCAGTCATATGAGATTCAATGTGAGCCTGATGATCCTGATACATAAAAGCTTTGACAGGTTTACCAAGAATCAGATTCATGTTTTCAGACACCGGATCAAGCGGGTTGATCTCGTCCTTCAGCGGAACAATCTGCTCAGCGTCAGGGATACCTAAAACGTCAACCATCTTTCTGTGAAGCTTAGGCAAATCGTAAAGCTGAGGTGCAGATGAAGCTAATTGTAAAGCTGCTTGGTACTGCATAATCCTCTGAGCCATCGTCGATGCATTCGGATCACTGACAGGGATGATGTCCACACGATCATCAAAGTCCTGAGGCTTCATAACCTCATCACCTTCTAGATCATACGGATACTCATGAGGAGCATGATCCCTAACGATGCCTTCAAGGATCTTGAACTCATCCTTCATCGCAGCGTGGAGCCTTGCCTGAATCGCAGTCATTACCTTCATCGACCGCTCAATCAACGCGAGCGTCGTGCCGACAGGTGCCTGCTGATTCATGTCACTAATATTCAAATCAGTGAGAGAAGCAAACCTTCTACCCTCTTCGACAATCCCGCTCAGCAGCTTCGCCAGAACAGAAGAGGGCTCCTTGTAAGGGAGGAACGTGATGTTCTCGGCGATAGACCCACTAGGAACATCAACGTCCCTAAACTCGCCGGGGGAGATGGGGGTGTCGTCTCCTCTGATGCGAAGCCCCCTCGACTTCAATCCGCCCGGAAGATTGCTGAGAGTTCCTGAGTCCACCAACTGTCTAAGAATGGAAGTGGCAGACCGGGCAATGCCACCAATCATATGAATAAGACCGAAGCCGTAGAAGCCAAGACCGGGGACATACTCGTAGTGAACGAAATGCTCCCGCCTCATTCGATTGGGATCATCTTCCATCCAGTTACGTCGGATAGAAAGGATCTCTCTAGAATCAAGATCAATCGTGACTACATACGGAAGAGCGATGCCAGTCGGCTCACAGCAATCATCCGTGTCCTCAAATCCCTTGAGGTCAACATCCACATGCATTTCAAGAACAGTGTGGCGTCCGTCCATATCATACGACGGGCTCTCCCCAGTGAGATCATCGTATTTCTCTTGGATCTTACTTTCTGAATGACCACCAGATACCAACTCGACATCACGGTAAAATCCAGAAACCTGAAGCTTACGAATGTCGTTAGCACTACGCTTCATCACATGCGTGATGCGATCGCAGGTTCTCAAAGAAGACGCGCCATAAGAAACAACGAGATCTTCAGAGGGAACAAACATCGAGCATGGTCTGCCCATGTTCGGATCCCAATAAACTTTCCTGAAAGCAGAGCCAGATAGAGGGAGGCTGAAAAGCATCTTCTCCGTCTCAGGCCTGTACTCAGTCATCACTTCAGTAACTAAGTAGTTCATGAAGTCTTGGATGCGGTGAGCCTGCTTCTCTTTATCGGTAGTCACCTTGCCGACGATCCGAGTCTTAACCGGACCAGAAGAAGGGAAGATCTCAATGATCGCTTGGCTCTGGAATCGGACAACAGCCTCAGAAAGAATCGGGTGAGTGACACCACACGCTCCCTCCCAAGGAGACGTGCGGTCTTCGATCTTCATTCCGAGCTGATCAAGTCCTTTGATGTAGGTTTCTTCCCAATCCTTGCGACTGTTCTTGTCTGCAAGAAACTGGCCTACTAAATCAGAAGAAAGAGAACTGAGATCAGACTCGTCCATATAATCAGCAAGATTGTCTCCAAACGGGACATCGTCTGCTTCAGTTTCTCCAGGATTGAAATCAATGAGAACTCCACCGTCTTCTGTCTCGACAACAAGAGAAGGACTGGAATCCTCAATGTCAATATCAAAAACCTCCTCTTCCTCTTGAGGGAGAAGATCCTGAATCGAGACAGGCATTTCTGATAGTGACTTCTCTATTGCCAAAGTAAACCTCTAATCAATGAACACTATCTGGAGGAGTTCCTGATCATTTCAGAAACCATCCTGTCCATAGGTCCGCCATTCCTGAAAGGCGTACTCCTGTGAACAGACCCACCATCCATCAGACCTTGCATACTCGCCGCTGTAGAGGGAAACCCACTAGGGATTGTGCCCGCAGCGATCGTTGAGAACGGAATAGGAGCAGGCGTATAAGGAGCAGGAGTGGGAGTGGGGACGGGAGCGCCTGTCTGCAGGTAGAAAGAAGGCATCGGCCGGTTAGCCGGTACAGAGCCAAGGCCTTGCTGATACCCTCTGCCCAAGAACGTAGGGCTAGAAGAGGAGCGCCCTAAAAACAAAGAAGAACCTGTATCTGTTCGAGGAATAACCGGATCTTTTTTTGCGTAGCTTCTGATCAGTTCAGTGTTTTGCGGATTCAACAGGCGACCAGCATTAGCTTCAGCTCTATTGAGCGCAATCATCGCTCTCATAGTACTAGGGGCAATCCTGTCGTAAAGCTCAACTGGATCTTGATATCTTGCATCAAGCCTTGCGCCCTCGGCTAGCTGATCCCTTTGAGCTTGCCTGATCTCAGCATTGGCGTCCATCGCATTCAGACCGTAAAGGTCGAAACGCTCTCTAGTAAAATAAGGAAGGAGAGCTTCCCTATCGTTTCTTCTTATAAAGTCTACATATCTTTCGTATGCGTCAGACATCAGTAGTAGTCCGCCTTGATCGGGATGAAGTCGTCATCACCATCTTCATCCGAGTCTAATGGTAGGAACCCGCCCTGCCTGAAACGAATCAACGCCTGCGTTGAAGAGTCAACAAGGTCGTCGTGTTCACCCGAAGGGAATGAAGCGAACTCTTCAACCACCTCTTCCGCAAACCTCTTCTCTGGACGCCAGACTATGCCGGAGGCGAAGAGGTCAGCCACGGCATTCACTCTAGCGATTTTGTCATTCCCTCGGGACGGGGTGTATTCCTGCACAGGCACGCCAGCAGCACGAAGCTCGAACACCAGAGGCATCCCAGCAGCTTTGCCCTCGACAATCAAACTGTCGGGCGTCCACTTCTTATAATGTTCCAGAGCAAACTTCTTCAACTCTGGGAACTCCATCCTGTCCTTCACTGCCGAGAGCAGTATTAGGTTCGGCTGATACTTCCCATCACTGCCTTCCATATAGAAGACACCCCAAGTTGTACACGCCGAGTAGTCAGATCTCTGACTCTTAAGGAACGCCGTATCCCAAGACTGAATAACGAAGTCGCATCGAGGCGGCTGCTCATCTTCCCAGATCTTCCACCACTCGCGCTTTACAATCGCCCCCTCTTCCGAGGTGGGGTCTTGCTGATATTGGGCTTGCCACTTGGATGTGGGGAGTTCAGCCCGTAGTTTCTCAAGCTCAGTGAGTTTCCAGAATTGGGGCCAGAGGGCGCTGCCGGAAGGAAGGATTGCTGGGAGTTCAATCACTTCCCATTCGTCCGAGCCAGATCTTTGGATCGATGACTTGAGGATCTGTCCAGTTAGATCCCGCTTGTGCCAGCGAGTCATGACGATCACGATCGCGCCGCCGGGCTGTAAACGCTGTCTAGGGCCAGATGTATACCATTCGTACACTCGATCAAATACGGTGGCATCACCACTTTGCCCTTCTTGCTCAGAATGCGGGTCATCAATAATGAGCAAGTCAGCGCCCTTACCCGTCACAGCGCCCCCAACCCCTATCGCGAAGTACTCACCCCCTGCACTCGTATTCCAGCGTCCAGCAGCTTTAGAGTCCTGCCTAAGAGAAACGCCGGGGAAAACTTTTTGATAATCCTCACTGCCAACTAGATTTCTGACTTTTCTACCAAAACCTACTGCCAGCTCCGCTGTGTGTGCAGTCTGGATAACTTTCTTTTCTGGGTAGCGCCCCAAGAACCAAGCTGGAAGAATGTAGGACGCGAACTCAGACTTCGTATGGCGCGGCGGCATATTGATGATAAGCCGCTTCAGCTCTCCATTGGCGACACGCTCAAAAGCCTTAGCCATGAGTTCGTGGTGCCGACCATGAATGAACGAAGGCCAGACAGTGTTTACGAAATTTAAATAGTGTTCCTGACCCTGCTCTCTAACTTGTATCTCTTGATACCGTTTGACGAGAGAGTGGACTCGTTTGATCTGGTCAGGAGGAAGCTTGTCTAGATTATCTAACAGAGGCTCAATTCTTGATAGAACGGCTTTGTCTGACTCTAGCAAGACTTCTGGCCTCCGATACCAGAGTGAACCAGAGAGACATAATCAGAACTACATAACTCTAACGGAATATCCGCACACAAGCGGATATTCCTATTAAGCCTGATACTGACATCACTTTGTAGGTTCTCAGGAGTAAGCACCCTGCGTGGTGAGTATAACAAATACCCCCCCTTGACACGCAACCCCCTGACCGAAAAAAGTTTTTCAGACAGCAATACTACCCCCGGCACTAGGAGTCCCAGAGCGCACAGAAAAACTTCTAATATATTGGGATATATAACAAGTGTCATGTTTTTGGATATGGGGTTAGTTGGTCAAAAATAGTAATCGTTTGAGCAGAATAGTATGTATGTACCCGCGCGGCGGGCGCGCGCGTAAGGGGGGTGCCGGGTGCCCATAGATTTATCTCACCGTTCCCAACCTCCGGGTTAGTTCTGACTAACAATGTTATGTCAATGTTATGTTAACGTTATGTCGAATGCTTGACCGGCACTGCTAGTTACGCCTAACGAGCATTAGTCGAGCTGCAGTCGGTGCTGCATTAGTTTGAACTAACAAGCATTAGGCGATCACATTAGATAATCGCCTGCGTCATCATCACTTGAGTCAGTGTCATCAGTGTTAGTGTTAGTTATAGCTTTGTCTTCCATCACACTTCGCAAAGCCAGTTCAATCTCTGCGATCACTTCGGCGTC